CCTGCTCTTCGTAATAACTTAAATGCAAGATTCTCTGTGGAAAATTCTCCACCCAATTGTAATCCAGATTGTCTAAACTTACCCAACTTGTCACGAAACTTTTCAATTTTTTTATCCAATCCGTCAAGTTGGTCAGCTTGAAATTGTTTTACTAATTGATTAAACATTCCTACAAAATATTTTACCTTAGTCATTACATCTTGTTCATCATATGCGGGTGTTTCTTTCTTTGGTTCTTTAATCCATTTGTCCTTCATTACACTATATAATCCAGTTGCAACGTGTGGTGAACTTTCATCTTCCGCATACACTTCCACATCGTATCCCTTAATTGTAATGTCGTGTTTGTCATTCCACTTTGATTTTGCCAACAAGAAAAACTGTGCTAATAGTTCCTTATCTTTTCCAAAATCAAACAATAAGTGAAGGTCAACATCGGAGTAATCTGAGTAGTTGTAGTTTGCCAAACTTCCAGTAAATACGATGTCCTTGATTTTTGGTTTGTTTTCTAACTCAATACCATCATAGAACTCTTTTGCAATTCTCAAAAGAGCTTTACGAATAGTTGGATTGAGTTTGTTTTCAGGTGTCCAAAACTCTCTATTAAGGTCTGGTTGCACCTTGAATGTTTTAATCAAGTCATCGAACGTCATTTTACTTTACCAAGAATGTGAATATTTCGGGAATGATGTTCGTGTCATCAGTACCATTTTCAAGATGTAAATTTACTGTGTAATATCTGTTCTTATATAATGGTGTGGTATCTAACACGAAATATGAACCCGTTGCATCACAACTTAATTTTGCATATTGGTCTGCTGGGTAAACTGTGGTTCCTGCTTGTTTATCCACCACACTAAAATATGATGAAGTTGGTAAATAATATACATTTTTATATCGTAACGTTGCATCAAAATTCTTTTGTGGGTACTTATCACGAACCACAAGTCTTACTTTTTCTTTTGATCCACGAACGTAGTTTTCTTTTACATTTTTTGGAACTACAGCAATATCATACGTATTTGGAACACGTTTTAAAGATCCCGTGGTAAACGTAGAATCATCCCACGCAATTTCCAAAACAGGTGCATGTACTGTGTGTGTTTGTTTGGAGAAGAACTTAATGTTTCCTTCGTTATTATAATCTGCTTCTGATGCATTTGGGAACTTTACTATAAGTCCAGTCCAAGATAATGACTGCGAAATAATTGGTTGAATTATTGATGACACATCAATGCGTAAGTCTTGTAATGGATATTCATTGAGAATTACACTACGTGATGGCGTTGTATAATAATCACCACCCGCGTTACTCCAAGATAACGAGGTTGTTGCTTGTCTCCACGTTGCACCATCACCCGCATTTACAGTTTGTTGAACAAAATATCCACTACCTTCTGTCCAAGACCCCGATACCTTTTGGATAATAATTTCTTGTGAGTAGGGAAGTTTATTTGCGTTTGCAATTTTTAAATTTAAATAGTATGATGCTGTTGGTGATATTGATGCACTATTTGGTAAATTAAAATTTAATAACGCACGTGCTGCACTACTAGAATATGCAATTTCTATATCTTCCGGTGCTGCTACTTTACCCACTTCTAAAATTTCGTCCAACCCAGAATTATTGGTTGGAAAACGTTGATACAAAGTTGTATCTGCGGACGCGGTTAAGAATAATCTCATTGTCTTGCACTTCCTACGATATCGTCCTCTGGATATCTTATTTCAAAGATACAAGGATCTAGTGATGGATACACAACCCCGTTTTCAGTGGCTTCGGTTATGTCATAACGATATGGTTTATAATCTCGCCCATCCTTAAAGAAATACTTGTTACTAATTTCTAACTTATTGACACTTTGTACGCCGTCTTGTGCTTGAATTAGCAACTGCAAGTCTCCCAAACGGATTGGTTGGTTAATGTTCCACTTATCAATATCAAAGTAGTCTTTTATAGCACCCAAACATACAGCTAGAACATCATTCATATTATAATTTTTAAATACAGTGATATCAAACGTGACACCTATATTAACAACGAACGCATCAAGAATATTAACTTGGTCTGTCAACATTCTGTACTGAGACAAGTACTGTTGTAAATTTTCCTTGACCAATTCATTCAAATTTGTAATCTTTTTATTTTCGTTATATCCCAATACATACAAATTAATTGAATTCTGCTTTGGGTTATCTTCAACAAATTGTCGTATAGTTTGGTCAACTTGTTCTGGTGTTGTTAACGCCTGAATCTTTGCTTGGAGTGTATCAGATATAGCAAATACTTTGGCGACAGCACCATATCTTGCTGGCATTGCCAACGACCGTGCTTCATAATCTCGACGAGTAACAACACGATTTTGTGCCGAGTATGATGCCAATGCTCGTTGACGAATTTCTTCAACAGTTTCACCATCCAATCCACCACGAGCTGGCATTTCATTATATACCGTTACTGTACTTATGATATCGTTGAACAGTGCCAATTCGGTTGAATTTAGTTCTGTTGTTCTATTGATAACATTTAATTGTCCAATCTGTGTAATTGTTCCCGATGCAACGTTAGTTTCCACACCACCACCAGTAACGTATTCTATTGTTAATGTGGTATTTGCTGGTGCTATACCAAAATTATCTGTATTTAATAAATCTGTATTACTTAGCGATACACTTGCTAAATTTGTCCCATAATCAGAATTTGCTACCTGTTGAGAATCTAAGTAAACTATATCTTCCGACACGTTACCTCGACCAGAACCAAATACCAACTGTGTGTATTTTTCGGGAGTTAATCGTGTTGTAAATCTACGTGGAACAGATCTAAATTTTATAGAATATGAAGGACTAACCGATTCACTTACACTTGCTTCGTAAGTTACTTCTCTGTCATCAATTATTGTATCTTGTGCCAAAAAGTCTACTTCATACCAAGGATACCCATCCGAATCAGTTACGTTTGTAACGGTAGTTACGTTGGTATCATTAATTGTTACAGTTGAAAATTTTGCTGGATCACCAAAGCTGACAGTTTGTTGACGTACATCACCCGCAATTACATTTACCTTTTTTGTTACGAGATATGTGACAGGTAATAGTGTTACCGAATCTAATTGTCTTGGTACTATTGATCTGTCTGTTGGGTCATTAAAATCCACCAAGTTCGTAGTTCTAAATGTAACTATATTTGGACCTTGTGTAGATATTGTAGAGTTTCTGTCAATTTTCAAGAAATATGTTGCGTCTGGAATATATCCGTCATTTGCACCCAATGCTGGAACTATCTGAGAGATTAAAACTTCTGCTGTTGCAGGAACAATTGTCTTTGGCTTGTATCCCAACGATTGTGCGATGGCAATTATATTTTTTTCTTCTTCTGCGTATGCTAATAAATTTTCTTTGAAAGAATTATCTACATAGAAGGATAATACGTCACCAACATATGCAGCCAATTCCAACATAATCATACCTGGATTGGCTTCGTTGAAATCTGTCCAAGTTGTTGGATAGTAATTTTTAATAAATGTAATAAGATCACCTTTGAAGTCAACGAACGACTTGTTAAGGTATCGTACTTCTTTTGGTGCTACACTTAGTTTTTTTAATACATCATTGGTTGTAGCCATTGTATATCTCTATTAAAAATTTCTTGTTGTTAATCTTCCAGAGGATATCAATCCACCAGTTGGTGATGATCCTAGTAGAACTTGGACCTCTTCTGATATCAACGGATTGTTTGCAAAACTATAACGAACATATAAATTTATATCATTGTCATTAACAAATGTATCTAAATTTAAAACTTGAATTTCTTGTAAGACAAGATATGGCATAAAAGCATCTACTGCTTCTATGACATACTGTTGTGCTTTATCTTGTATCTCACTATCCTTTTGTTCAAACAATAGTCGCCACAAGTCACATCCAAAATTTGGATTTGCAACTCGTTCTCCTTTTCTAGTCAAAATTAAATTAATAAATTTTGACTTTTCGTTTGCCAGAGGATCGGGTGTAGTTTGGAAATACCCACGCCCACCACGTTGTAGAGGAAGAGTAGAACCAAGATAAACAGTTTTTGACATCTTACTTACTCAACCCCAACTTTTTCATTACGGCACTGTAATCTTTCGTGATAGCTTCTACAGCCGGTTTGAACGCTGG